CATTTATTTGATTCAAAAGACTTTGAAGGTATTATACTTGATGAGTCATCAATATTGAAAAACTTTGACGGTAAGATAAAAAGTCAGGTAACCGCATTTGCAAAGAATATAAAGTACAGGCAACTAAGCACGGCTACACCATCACCTAATGACTTTATAGAACTAGGAACATCTAGCGAGGTATTAGGTCATATGGGTTATATGGATATGCTTGGTAAGTTTTTTAAGAATAATCAAAATAGCGTAGACAGTAACAATAGAAATATAGGCGAAAAGTTTTACCTAAAACCACATGCAGAAAAAGACTTTTTCTCATGGGTTAACCAATGGTCTATAATGGTTAGGAAACCATCTGATATAGGGTTTAGTGATGATAGATATATGTTACCTGATTTGATTACTAATACCCATACTGTTAAAAACCAAAGCTTAATAGACGTTAACGGTCAAATTCAAATGTTTACACCTATAGCAAAAACTATGACTGAAGTTAGACACGAGCAAAAAATGACTGAACAAAGCAGATGTCAAAAAGCAATAGAGCTAGCTAAAGGTAAAACTTCTGTATACTGGTGCAATACAAATAATGAAAGTTCATTATTAAAATCACTTGATAATCAAGCGCATGAAATTAAGGGAAGTCAATCAATAGAACAAAAAGAGGAAGCTTTAATGGCTTTTGCTAACGGTCAAATTAAAAGGTTAATAACTAAGGCTAAAATGACTGGTATGGGCTTGAATTGGCAACATTGTAATCATACTGTATTTTTTCCTACTTGGTCATATGAGCAATACTATCAATCTATAAGAAGGTTTTGGAGATTTGGACAGACTGAAAATGTTACTGTAGATTTAGTTATATCAGATGGACAGAAAAGAGTAATTGACACTCTAAAACAAAAAACTAAAAAAGCTAATGAGCTATACACAAATCTTACAAAGAATGTTAACGGATCATTTATTGACTCTAAGAAAGAATTTGACAAAGAAATAATTAAACCAAAATTTATATAACTATGGTAAAGGATCAAATACACGAAAAAAATTATAGTATTTACAATTCAGATTGTATGTACGTTTTACCACAAATAGGAACTGAAACAGTAGATTTATCTGTTTACTCTCCTCCTTTTGCTGGATTGTATAATTACAGTTCTAGTCCTAATGATTTTTCAAATTGTGAAACCTCAGAACAGTTTTTAAAACAATACGACTTCCTAATTAAGGAAATGTCAAGGGTAACTAAGAAAGGCCGTATTAATGCGGTACACGTTACAGAGGTAGTACAAAACGATGGAAGTTCATGGGATTTTCCTAATGAGGTTATTAGACTACATGAAAAACACGGTTTTCAATATAAAGGTAGGGTTACTATATGGAAAGAACCTTTAAAGGTTCGAATGAGAACTATGGTAAAATCTTTAATGCACAAGTTAATCGTAGAAGACTCTACTCAATGTTTTCCTGCACAACCTGATTATCTTTTAATTTTTAAGAAAAAAGGAGAGATAGAAATACCTGTAACACATGAAAACGGTATAGAAGAGTACTTTGGAGAAACTCCAATACTACCTAATATACTTCAAGCTTGGAATAATGCTCAGGGAACTGATCTTAATAGTGAAGAATTATGGGAACACTTAAATAGTATAAACGAATCCGATAAGGTTACTAAGCTTAATCATTATATATGGCAACGTTATGCGTCTAGTGTTTGGGATGATGTTAGAATAGATAACGTTTTACCTTTTAGAGACAGTAGAGAGGATGACGACGAAAAACACGTACACCCATTGCAATTAGATGTAATAGATAGATGTGTAAGCTTATGGAGTAACCCGAATGAAGTTGTATTAACCCCTTTTATGGGTGTTGGAAGTGAAGTATATAGCCCTGTATCACAAGGACGTAAAGGAATAGGTATAGAGTTAAAAGAAAGTTATTTTAAACAAGCTAAAATTAACCTTAAAGAGGCAAGCAAAAGGTTTAAATCAAAACCTGAGCAAGCAAGCTTATTTTAGTAATTTTGTAATGAGGGGCTTAGTTAGGATTAGCTATCCTAATGAAAGCCTTTTAGTGAGCAGGTTGCCCCTCTATTTTTTGCTCACATCAATTAAATAGCTCACTTATGGAAGGTAAAAAATCCTTTATATTATATTGTGATCAAAGAGATTTATTTGATCAATTATCAGATGAACAAGCGGGACAACTTATAAAACACATTTACTCTTATGTAAATGATGAAAACCCTATTTCAAAAAATCAAATCATAAATTTAGCTTTTACTCCTATCAAGCAATCTTTAAAAAGAGACCTTAAAAAGTGGGAAAAACAGCATAAACAAAGGATTGAAGCGGGTAAAAAGAGTGCTGAATCTCGTAGACGAAATTCAACAACCGTTAACGAGCGCTCAATTTCGTCAACTGATAGTGTAAGTGTAAGTGTAAGTGTAAGTGATAGTGTAAGTGATAGTGTAATAAATATACCTACTCAAAAAGAGTTTTTAGAATATGCTTTGAGCAAAGATGAATGTTTAGATCATCAATCTTTAAAACTAAAATATGATAGCTGGATTGAAAATGGTTGGAAAGACGGCAATGACAAAAAGATTAAAAGTTGGAAGTCTAAACTAAATAACACTATACCTTACCTAAAAAAATCTGAGGTTAAAAAAACATTTTCTAATAACAGTCATCTATTTACGTCATGAGTTTAGAACTATTACTACTGGGTGGTGTTTTTTCAGAAGATCAATATGATAAGGTTTCATTTATAGAGCCTAAAGATTTTAAAAAACAATTGCACTCTTTTTTTTGGTCATGCTTACAAGCTAATAACGGTAATGTTTTAAAAGCAATTGCGGAGTTAGAATTTAATGAAAGAAAAGACCTTTCACACAGTATGACAACATATTCTACACTGCTATCCACTAACAACATTGAAAACATAGCATTAAACATGCTAGAAATTAGATTTAAGACACTTTTAAGTAGTTTGCTAGGTAATTTATCAAAGGACTGTCAAAGTAGCTTAGAAATGAATTTAATAAATGAATATAAAGAAGCAATTAAAGAACATGATATATTTATTTTAAATGATGGTATACTTGAGTACTTTGGTTATCAGGTTAGCGACTATACAAAGCAAAGAATAACAGACTATTTAAAATGGGTAGATATGAGATGTAAAAAAGCTAAAGAAGTAATTAATGGCACTAGATGATTTTTTAAAAAAGCGCTCCAATTTTACTGGGTTTACTGATCAAAAAGACCCTGATATCATAGGTCTTGATTTTGGAATAATGGAGCAAGAACACGTAAAAGGTGTTCAAGTTGCAGACAGTTGTATGATTGATCAGATGAAAGAAAACTTTGCATGGATGAAAGGTCATCAAAATTGCTGGACTGGATTCCCTAATGATGGTAAAACTCAATTTACTTTGTTTATGATGATGATTAAATCATTAAAATCTAAGTGGAAATGGGTAATCTGGTCACCAGAAATGAAAGCTGCATCCTATGTTGACGGTAAAATAAAAATACATTATAATAGGCTTGCATATGATTTAATGGCTTCTTTGTCTGGGAAAACTCCGTATAAGCATGTAAATGAAAAGTTTAAAATACCTTTAATGTCTATAGAAGAAAAAAGACAGCAAAAGGAATGGATTGAAAATCATTTTATTTTTTTAGACCCTAAAAAGAAAGATATAAAGAGTATTTATGAAACTCTTAAAAGAGTTTGGAATAATCACGGTTATGATGGAATATTAATAGACCCTTTTAAAAATATTGAGGCCGAGCATAATGTAAGAGATGATAAGCATCTTCATGATGTTTTCTCTAAGTTTAAAGATTTTGCAGTTGAAACTAATACGGTAATGAATTGGATAGCTCATCCTAAAAGCAATGTTAATAGGGTTGTTAATAAAGGAGGTCAAGAAATACTAGTTCCATGTAATCAGTATATGCTAGCTGGTGGAGCTGCATGGGATAACTCTATGGATGGTATATATTCTATTCAGAGACCTAATTCTTTAGAAGATATAAAAGACCCGTCTGTAGTTTTTCATAATTTAAAACAAAGAAGTCAAGAAGTTGTAGCCGATAGAGGTATGGTACAGGATATTGAATTTGACATTAAAACTAGGAGATATTTGTTTGATGGTCATAGTCCTTTAGGTTTTGCTGAGTCATTATCTGAAAAGCAATCTAAATATGAAGGCGGAGATATATTTAAACACTCAGAAAGCAAATTTGAAACACCTGATAACCTACCTTTTTAAATGTATGTTATAAAATTCCTACAAACTAATCCAAAAAGGATAGTAATAGGTGATAGAATGTATGACCCTTATAATTATGGTGGTATAATACCTTTTTTCTGTAATCAGATACCAGAAGAAATACAATACATAATAGATAATAATCTAACAGAAGATAATAAGAAAAAAGTCACATGGTTTATTAATAACATAATAGAGATTGATAGACGTTGTAAATTAATAATTGAGATTTATCAAAATAAAAAATTGATTTTTAGAAAATATTTTTAGTTATTTGCTAATGTGGGTATAAACAGCGTAAAAGATAAAATTTAATGATATGGATAGATTACATGAAATAATTGGACACTTGAGAGAAGAAGAATATGATGCTGTTTTATACGGTGTTATGCTTCGGTTTTTGAAACGAAAAGCAAAAGAAATAGGTGTTAATGATTGTGAATTACTTCTAAATATAGATGAGGAAAATAAAACCATAGATATACATAATGAATATGGTGGGTATAGTGAATCAGTAAATCCATTTAATGAAGCATAACGCCCATATAACAGCCGTTTTAATGGCTTGTTATATATTGTTATACCCTTTTAAACAAAACAAATTATGAAAGAATTATTTAAAACATCAGTAAAAAGTAACGCAAAGATTATTAGAGCCTAATTATGAAGGTATAGCTAAAGTTTTATCTGAGTTTGAAAAATTATACAAGGTTTGCGACAACAAAGAACTACTGGATAAATGTTTAGAAAACTTTTGCATACCTAAAAACTTGATTAAACACGATAATTGAGTATAATACCCCCCTGTATGCGGTGTATGAATTGCGGAACTAAACAAGAAATTATATGGATATAAAAAAAAGAATTGAAGAAGTAGTCCAAAATGGAACGCTTCAAAGTGGGGAAAAGATCACGTATGTTGAAACAGACGATTTGTATGCAATATTTGACGCTATAGCAAATTCATCTAACGACATACAGAATGTTAGCAATCTTTACACAATTGAGCAAGTAGAAAAATGTATAGAACATTGGGGCATGTGTAAAGTAGAAAAAGAGCATATCGAAAGATTTTGTAGTGCTTGCTAACGCTGAGGTAAAAATCTTAGCTTTAGCGTGATTATTTACCGAACGTTAGCAGCCGTTTTAATGGCGTATCTTTTCGATAATGCTAAAAGAACGTTTTAATGTTCTTTTTATTTATATTTGCAATGATAAAAGTGTTTCTTACAAATATAGAAACATATGAGCATAGCAGGATGTATTTGTCCCGAAGGGGATTTAAACACAGTCAGTAATAACGAATGTAAAGAGTATAGAGGTGCTGGAAAAGTAGCTAAATTATTTTTTCAAAAATCTTTAACTTCTAACGCTTTTGTTAATGCTACTAATGGGATAGAGTTGGCTAATTCATGGGCTGGTTTAGCTGATGCTACTGGTGATACTAAAGTAGTTATTACACCGTTTCTTAATTCTGTAGAATTTGGAGAAGCTGAAGTAGTTGATGGTGTAGAAAACTTTGAAGGGGCTACAACTAAATCAGGCGTAAGACCTCCTGTAGTCACTTGTACTATAGTTGATCCTAAACCTGAACACGTAAAAGCTATTAATAGTATTGGATGTAGTAATACCGCAGGAGTTTACTTTGTATGGTCTAGCGATAAGATTACGGGAAATGAAATAGCTGAATCACCAGCGACATATATTCCTATTAAGATTAGCGAAGGAACATTTATAGGTACACCTCCTCAGAAAGCTAGTGAGTTTGGAAGTCAATTTGTATATACTTTTCAATTTCAAATAGCAGCTGATTGGTATGAAAACTCTAATATAGTAGAACCTGAAACAGGATTTAGCTATCTTAGTGATATAGCAGTATCATAATGGTTACTTTGGTAAATGATAAAAACGGAAAAAAGCAAAAGTTTAAATTAAACGTAGCTGAATCTGTTTTACGTAAAGGGGAGGAATTAAAAGCAAGAGCTAAACTATACGGTAAAGACATTACATATTGGTCATTACCTGAAAGTAGCGCTTACTTTTATGATAACGGTTCGTTAATTAAAAAACCAAAAAAAGGGGAGTAACATCCCCTTATTTATTATGTGGGTGTTTAATAGTTATGATTACTCGTACGATTTTATTGATGATAATAGAGTAAAATACTCTTTACGTCTAAAAGTTGACTTTGAAACCTTTTTACTATATATTGCATTCAATGAGCAAAGCAAAAACAACTACCACGACCAATATCAAAACTAAATGCAATTGTTGGCTAAATGTTGGTAAATGCTATTGCAATCCAGTAAAAGAAGTTCAATTAGATATTAAGTTTTAATTAGATGATTATATATACTAAAGATAAAGACGGGAACATAATAATTAAGAAATAATGGGTTATAACAAAGAGAAACTATATAAGCAAGCCTTAAAAGTAAGCGAAAA